GAATTTGATCTTGGTTTTATCATCGATGAAGATATGGCTAATTATATAGAAATTCTAAATTGGATGAAAGGTATTACTGGACCTGAATCTACAGACCAATATAAAGCATTAGCCGCGTCACAAGAAAAAACAAAATCTGATATTTCGGTAATTGTAAACAATAGCCACAAAAATGCTAATAAAAAATTTACATTCGTCGATTGCTATCCCATTGGACTATCATCAATTAGTCTTGATGTAAGGGGAACAGATATTGTTTATCCAGAAGCAACAGCAACATTCCGATACAATTATTTTGAAGTAGACAACGCTTAAGTAGTTGACATTCAATAAAAAGTGTGATAGAATCAATTGATTCTAAGTATAAAGGATGGAAAATTGAGTGACGACATTCACGAGCTTTGGGCTGTAGACTGTAAAATTGACGAAACAAATTTGGCACGAGAGTCAAAACGCATTCCCGAACTTCACAACAAATATTACACGCTATATTATAAGGAGGTCTTGAAAGTGAAAAAGCTGAAGGCCGACTATAAGACTTTGGAACAAGACAAGCGTGAATATTATGATGGATCTATGGCTGAGGAAGATCTACGAGATCGTGGATGGAAGCCATATCAGAAAAAAGTTCTTCGTAATGAGGTAGATAAATATATTCAGAGTGATCAAGACGTTATTCACCTTAGCCTCAAAATTGATTACCATTCAGAGCGAGCAAAATTCCTAGAAGATATAATAAAGACTATTCATAGTCGAAACTTCATTATCAAAAATATGATTGATATAATGAAGTTCCAAGCCGGAGACTTTTAATTTATGACAGAAGTGATTACAGTTCATCCTCTTAACGCAGTTCATATGCGTATTGAAGCCGAGTCAGGCACTAAGATGGAACTGCAACAATACTTCTCATTTAGACCTGAAGGATACCAATGGACTCCAGCATATAAGAATAAAGTGTGGGATGGATATATCAGACTTTTTCAACCTATGAAACCAACTCTATATGTTGGACTTATGGGATACCTTAAAAAGTTTTGTACTGACCGAGATTATCAACTCAATGTTGAAGGTGATCTATATACAGAAGAGAATGTACCAGACGATTATGGATACGAAATTGCTGAAGAAATTAATTGCAAATTTAAACCTCGCGATTATCAAAATGATTATGTAGTAAATGCTATTAAACATAATCGTTCGTTGTCTTTGTCACCGACTTCTTCTGGTAAGTCGTTAATCATTTATCTTATCCAACAACATTATTGGAGAGCCTATGAGCATAGAACACTTATTATTGTACCAACCATATCTCTCGTACATCAAATGGCTGGAGATTTCGAGGATTATGGGTGTACCGATGAAGTATACAAAATCCAAGGCGGGGTAGATAAAAATACTAATGCACCTATCGTGATTTCGACTTGGCAATCTTTGATTAAATTACCAAAGGAATGGTTCGATCAATTTGGCGTAGTACTTGGTGACGAGGCACATCAATTCCAGGCTAAATCACTTCAAAAGATTATGGATAAACTTACTGAGTGCAAATACAGACATGGATTTACTGGTACATTAAAATCATCTGAAAGCAAAACACACCGGCTTGTATTAGAAGGATGTTTTGGCGAAGTAAGAAGATTTGTAAGCACTAAAGATCTTATGGACTCTGGTACTGTTGCAGACTTTAACGTAAAGGCGATCGTGTTAAACTATGATGAAAAAGTTAAAAAAGATTTTCGTAAAGCCATTAAACAAATTGCTGAAGGTTCTCGGAAATATCCCGCTGAGCGAGAGTTTCTCGTTAATTCACAACGACGCAACATGTTTATCCGCAATCTACTCTGGTCGTTAGAAGGTCAGAACAATTTGGTTTTATTTGATTTAGTAGAAAAACATGGTAAGATCTTAGAACCCTTGCTTCGCAAGGACGATCGTCAACTTCATTTTATATATGGTGGGACAAAGGGCGATGAGCGAGAACGTATTAGAAACTTAATTGAAAACGATCCCATCAAACAACATGATATTCTCGCTTCGTATGGTGTTTTCTCAACAGGGGTTAACCTTAAAAAATTGGATAACGTGATCTTTGCTTCTGGTTCCAAATCAGAAATTAAAGTTCTTCAATCAATTGGTCGAGCTCTTCGTAAAGGAAATGATGCTGATAAAGCTACTTTATATGATATCACGGACGATCTTTCTTCCGGTTCATATGAGAACTATACATTAAAACATTTCAAAAAACGTATTGAAATTTATGGATCTGAACAATTCAAATTCAAAATCTATAATATTAACCTTTAAACCGATAATACGGATTATACACCTCAGTTCAGCCGGTGTCAACTACTTTTTTTAGTTGACATTTAAAAAATACTAGGATAGTATAAAAGAAAAAGCAAATAGGAGGCGACGTGTATGCTATGAAAAAACCACGCAAACGTAATTACGTTAATAATAAAGACTTACTGGAAGCACTCATTATTTATCAGAAAGACTGCCGAGAGGCAGAGGATCAAGGTGAAGAGACTCCACGGGTACCCGACTATATCGGAACATGTATTTTTCAAATCGCTACACGTCTAGCCACTAAACCAAACTTCTCAGGTTATTCATATAAAGAAGATATGATCTCAGACGGAATTGAGAATTGCCTACAATATATTCATAATTTTAATCCAGATAAATCTCAAAATCCTTTTGCTTATTTTACTCAAATTATTTGGTACGCATTTCTACGTCGTATTCAAAAAGAGAAAAAACAAATGTATATTAGGTTTAAATCTTCTCAGTCAATGATGGCGTCAGGTGATACTTATTCTGGTGATGAGATACAGCTTAACTTGAATACTAACGCAGATTATATGAATTCATTTATTGAAGATTTTGAAGATAAATTGCAAAGAGACAAACAGAAGAAAAAATGAAAATAGCTATTATTACTGATATGCACCTCGGTGTACGTGGCGATTCAAAAGTATTTCTAGATCATCAAGAAAAATTCTTTTCGGAAGTATTCTTTCCTTATATTGATGAACATGATATTAAAATTGTTTTGGATTTAGGCGACACGTTTGATCGTCGTAAATATGTGAATTATGTTACTTTAGCTCGAGCAAAGAGTATGTTCTTTGACCAGCTTCAGTCTCGTGATATTGAATACCATGCTATTGTTGGCAACCACTCAGTGTATTATACAAATACAAATGAAGTCAACTCAATGAACCTCTTATTGCAAGAGTATAAAAATTTCTCAATATACCAAAACAAACCTGTTGAGTTGACATTTGGATCAACTAAGGTTATAATGGTTCCATGGCTGACTAAAAATAATATGGAAGAAAGCCTGAATTCTATTCGCAACTCGAATTCTGATATATGCATGGGTCACTTTGCAATCCAGGGTTTTGAGATGATGAAAGGTGCTATAAACGATCATGGTCTTACTAAAGAAATATTTGGCCATTTCGAGCAAGTTTATTCAGGCCACTTCCACCATCCATCTGAGTATGGGAATATCAAATATCTTGGTGCACCATATGAAATGACTTGGTCAGACTATCAAGGTAAGCGTGGCTTTCGTGTACTTGATACAGAAACTCGTGAATTAGAATGGATACTTAATCCATATCAAATTTACCACAAAATCGAGTATGATGATCAAGATATGACTATTGAAGATATTGCTAATTTAAATACAGACAGTATTAAAGATGCTTATATTAAGGTTATTGTTAAGAATAGAACAAATCCATACATCTATGATTTATTCCTTAATCGTCTAGCAGACTCAGGAGCCACTGATGTTAAAGCTATTGAAGATAGTTTAAATTTAGAAAATGAAGGCGTTGAGGATATCCTTGACGAAACAAAAGATACTAAAGACATTCTTCATAATTATATTGAATCCTTAGATACCAAAGTGGATAAGGAGCTAATAAAAAAGGTTATTGATGATTTATATATTGAGGCACAGAACGTCGCATGAAAATTGAATTTCAAAAAGTACGATATAAAAATCTACTTTCATCTGGTAATTCTTGGACTACAATTCCCCTGAACGAAAGTCGAACCACTCTTATTAGTGGTACTAACGGTAGCGGTAAATCCACTTTGTTGGACGCTATCGTTTTTGGTTTATATGGAAAAGCTTTTCGTAAAATCAATAAGAACCAGCTTATTAATAGTATCAATGGGCGAGATACTCTTGTAGAGATCTATTTTCAAATTGGTCAAAACAAGTTCATGGTTCGTCGTGGTATTAAACCTGTTGTGTTTGAGATCTGGAGAAATAATGAACTGATTAATCAGGATGCTGCATCTCGAGATTATCAAACTTATTTAGAACAAAATATTTTAAATTTGAATTATAAATCATTTAATCAAATTGTTGTTTTAGGCAGTGCTACGTATGTTCCGTTTATGGAATTACCAGCACATACTCGACGTGAAATTATTGAAGATCTTCTCGACATTCAAGTATTCAGCACAATGAATACATTATTAAAAGAGAAGGTTAACAATAACAAAGAGTCTATCACAGAAAACTCGTATCAACAAGATCTTATTCAAACAAAACTTGACTCTGCTAAAGAGCACAACGCATCCATCCGTAAAATTAGAGAGGATGAGGTTGCTAAGATTAGAGAAAAAATGTCTGAGCACATTTCAAAGATTGAAGAAGAAAAAGAGGCTATTGGCCAAATTCAAGATAACATTGAAGAAGTTATCAAAACAATTAATGATAAGCAATCAGTAAAAGATAAAAAAGAAAAAGCGAAACATTTACATTTAGATCTGTCTACTGCATTGCGCAATCACAAAAAGGAATTAACATTCTATCATGACCACGATAATTGTCCTACTTGTAAACAAGGTATTGAACACGAGTTTAAAGAAAACATTGTCACCGAAAAAGGTGTCAAAATTAAGGAAATATCTGGTGGAATGGAAGACCTATCTGTAAAGATAGAAGGCTATGACAAACGTTTAGAAGAAATATCAAAGGTTGAGGATCAAATATCCGAAATGAATTTGTCTATTGGAGATCATAGAGCAACTATTAAAGTTTCTAAAAATGCTTTGGTTTCATATAAAAATGAATTAACAAAAGCCGAAGAAGAAGTAGAAGCGGTAGATACCTCAAAGCTTGAAAAACTTGTTGAGCAACTTAATGATATTGAAACCGACCAGCAAGAGCTTTTTGATCATAAAGAAGTGTTGGCTGTTGTAGCTCAAATGCTCAAGGATGGTGGAATTAAATCTCGTATTATTCGTCAATATATTCCAGTAATGAATAAACTCATAAACAAATACCTTGGTGCATTTGATTTGTTCGTTGACTTTCAACTCGATGAGAACTTTAATGAGGTAATCAAATCTCGTTTTCGCGATACCTTTTCATATGCTTCTTTCTCAGAGGGTGAGAAATTACGTATCACGTTGAGCATCATGTTAGCATGGCGTTCAGTAGCTAAACTTCGCAACTCAGTGGCAACCAACCTATTGTTGCTTGACGAGACATTGGATGGCGCTTTGGACGGAGTAGGTATTGAAAGTTTGATTGACACTCTTCATAATCTTAATGCTGACGATAACATCTTTGTTATTAGCCATAGAGGCCATCAATTCGGAGATAAGTTTGATGCCCATATTCGTTTTCAAAAAACAAAAAACTTTAGTGAGATGACAGCTTGATAGTTGACATTCGTCAAATGATGGTGTACTATATGTTCTATAAGTTATTAAAGGATTCTTATGTCTAAATTCTATACAAATGTTGAGCGCTTCATAAACGACATTCGTGTTCGTGGATATGAAAATGGGCGCCCTTTTACTCGTAAGGTTAAGTTTGGTCCAACACTATATGTTCGGGCTAAAGGGGATGCGGCTACACACAAATCTCTTATGGGCAACATTCCACTCGGTGCTACAAAATTTAATAGCATGACAGAGGCTCGTGATTTCTTGACTCAATATCAAGATGTTCACGGCTTTGATATTTGTGGTACCCAAAACTATGTTACTCAATTCATTCAACAAGAATATCCTGGTGAAATTAAATTTGATATTTCTCTAATTAATATTGTGTCGTTCGACATCGAGGTTGACGTTAGCGATGGTTATGCTGACATGGATCAAGCTGATAAAGAAATTACTTCTATCGCGTATAAATCTTCTAAGTCTGAAACATATCATTTGCTTGGTCGTAAAGATTTCGACAAAACTCAAACGATTACTGGTATCAACCCAGATGATATTCAATTTATGAAATTTGATAGTGAGGTTGCTCTACTTCGTCGCTTCATTCAAATTTGGCAAATGGAATATCCTGAGGTTGTAACAGGTTGGAACGTCGAATATTTTGACATTCAATACATCGTTACTCGTATTATTCGTCTGCTCGGCGAGGAAGCTGCTAAGAAGCTTTCACCTTGGGGACAAATCAGACCACATTCAATAACTAAGTTTGGTAAAGAACAACGTACATATAATATCTCTGGTGTTTCAGTTATTGACTATATGGATGCTTTCAAAAAGTTTGGTTACAAATATGGTCCACAAGAATCATATAAGCTTGACCATATTGCTCATGTAGTTCTTGGCGAGAAAAAGCTAGATTATTCTGAATATGGAAACCTTACTCAACTTTATGAACAAAACCCTCAATTGTATCTTGACTATAACCTTAAGGATACACAACTTATCCAACGTATGGAAGATGAGTCAGGATTGCTTTCTCTTGTTCTTACTGTTGCGTATGGCGGAGGTGTTAACTTCAACGACGCGTTTGGTACGGTGGGTATCTGGGAAACAACAATCTATCGTCGACTAATGAATGATAAAATTGTTCCACCACTTAAGGGTGGTCCTGGCGAACGCGCCTCTGAACTTGTTGGTGGTTATGTAAAAGATCCAAAGGTCGGTATGCATCCTTGGGTTGTATCCTTTGATTTGAACTCTCTATATCCACACTTGATGTTGCAATATAATCTATCGCCTGAAACTTATGTTGAGGATGCTCGTGAATATGTATCTCAAGATATGGTGTTGGATGGTAAATACCAAAATAATACTGAGTACGCTGTGTGTGCAAATGGCGCATGCTTCCGTAAAGATAAATTAGGTATTATTCCTGAGATTATTGACGAATACTATAATCGTCGTAAAGGTATCAAACAAGACATGCTTAAAGTTGAGCAGGCTATTGAGACTGAAACCGATCCAGTAAAGAAAAAACAATTACAAACTCAGCAAACTCAGTTGCACAACAACCAAATGGCTATCAAAATTGCTATGAACAGTTTGTATGGCGCAACAGCTAATATTTACTTCTTGTACTATATTAACGATATGGCTGAGGCTATTACAACATCCGGTCAGTTGTCAATTCGATATGCACAAAAGTCTGTTAACGAATACCTTAACAAAATTCTCAAAACAAATGGCAAAGACTATATCATTTATATTGACACTGACTCGATTTATGTTAATATGGGTCCATTAGTCGAAGCATCATTTGGAACTATGGATGTTCCGAGACAACAGGGTGAGGCATTCTTGGATAAAGTTTGTCAAATGAAAATTGAAAAAGTTATTGACGATGGTTACCAAGAACTTGCTAAACGCATGGGTGCATATCGTCAAGCCATGGTTATGAAACGCGAAAAGATTACAGACAAATCTGTCTTTATCGCTAAAAAGCGTTACATTATGAATACACTTAACTCCGAAGGTGTTCACTATGAAGAACCAAAGATCTCAGTTACTGGTCTTGAGTCTGTACGTTCTTCAACACCTGAGGTGTGTCGCGATAAACTTAAAGAGTCGTTTAAAATTATTATGAATGAAGGTGAAGAGGCAACTCAAAAGTTTATCGCAGATTTTAAATCAGAGTTCTTTAACCTTGGCCCTGAAGAGGTTGGTCGCAACTCTGGTACCGACAACATTGAAAAATATATGACTAAAGGCTCTTATAAAAAGGGTTGTCCAATGCATGTGAGGGGTTGTATTCTGTATAACAACTATCTCAAAGTCAATGGCTTGAGTAATAGATATGAGTCTATTACTTCAGGTGACAAAATCAAATTTGTATATCTTAAAGTTCCCAATCCTATCAAAGAGAATATTATTTCTTTTACTGGGGTACTTCCAAAAGAATTTGGTTTGCATCAATACATTGATTATGAAACACAGTTTGAAAAAGTGTTTTTGAGTCCTCTTGAGTCTATTCTTGAAGCTTTGGGATGGACTGCTGAAAAGCAAAACACGCTTGAAGATTTCTTTGTATAGGAGAACACCATGAAAACAAATAAAAAACTTGCCTCACTTGAAGCAGCTTGGCGTTATCAAAACACGG